AAAATCACCATTTAATATACGATCACGAAATAATGCTCTATTATCTAGGGGTTTATTTGGGTTATCATACATTCTCCACCACCTAAAGGCATTGTAGTTTAGTTTACGTAACTTAGAAAACTTTACATCTAGTTGTTTTCTGGTAGTTGTTGGTTTGTATGGGCTATTCATTAATAAAAAATCCACATTGAAAAATAAAACAATATTGATAGTGTGCTCATAAGCACTACAGTTTCTACAAATTCTCTTGGGTTTTCTTTAATTGACTTGATAAATTCTTTCATGACCTTTATTTTTTAATTGTTGGCTTTCTTACCAACACGTGAAGATACGAAAGATATCCCGGGTAGCCAAGCCTCCCGCGCATTACTTTAATAAGTTTTTGTTTCGTCGTCTTCCTTTAAGGATAATTTTACTAAATTTGATAAACGTTCTATTTCTTTTTGGAATTCCCCTTCTGGGTTTATATTTCCTCCTCTAAGTCTTTTTATTTCTGCTATCCTAGCTACAGCGGCATCGATTTCAGTAGAATTAACTATGCCATCTTTGTTTAAATCTAGTTCTGAGTAGTGTTCTCCATCATTACCATTTTGACCTATAATCTCCATCCTTTTTTCTGCTGCCTCCCAATCAAAATCTTCATTAACAGGTTTCTTTTCTGCATCAAAGGTCTCTTCCTCAATAAATTCATCCCAACCATCATCCTCTTCAAATTCCCCATATAGGTTTTCTTTGTATTTCTTTTTAGGGTATGCTTTATCAAAAGCAAAATTAGCTGATATTACTAAGGATATGGCTAAAGGATCAAATACAAATATTATTATAAGTAGTAGTACATTTATAATTTTATCCATAGAATAACCCGTCAAACTCGATAGATATTGCAGTGGTCCTAGTTCACCAGCTACTTCGGTGTTATTATCAAGTTCCAGTACTTGTAGTTGGAATTTTTGTAAACTATCTGATGCTACTATTCGTTTTGATTGCGCCAACTTACGATTTTCCTCCTCAATATTAATACGACTTTGCGCCATTCTAAGCTCAGTTGTGGAGATTGTTTGTCTAAAGCCCCCAGATACCGAGGTGTCTCGTACTTGGATGGTCGAAGCTTTTGCATTAGATAAAGTACTAATATTACTAGATATTCTTTCAATTTCCGTATCATATCGTGTTACATCGTTTTGGTAAAAGTCAATTTTTTGTTGAATAAACCCTTTTTGATTTTCTACTGCTGATAGTTTAGAATATGTTTCTTGATATGCAGCACTTAAAAAGCCATAAATACCCATACTAGTAATTAATACTAATATTATAGTAGCAATAGATAAATAAGTTCGTAAAGTTTTATTAATTGTATCCCAATATTGGTACAATAATGAAGCGGTTACTAATTTAGCAAATTCTAATGAACCTGCCATTATTATAACCTCTAAAGAAGCTCCAGCAAATAATTTGCTAAGACCACTTACTGAGTAGAAAGCGGCTGAGGTTGAAACTGACAAAGCCGAAAAGGCTATTAGGAATGGAAACATCCCTTGTTTTATTTTTTCTATCATAGTCGTAAATATAGGAAAGGAGAAGTTGGAATCCAACTAGTTTTTTATACTTTTCTATTCCCTTTATGTTTATCGATTTTATCGAGAAGGATATTCATTAAATCATTGGTAATAAAACCAGCCATTGATGCATTTTTAATTATACTTGCTAATTGAAATATTAGGAAGGGTACAATTAAAGTTTCGCTTAGCCAATTAACACCATCAAATCCCTTTTCAATTGATAATATTATAGTAATCATTATAACCCAAAATATTAATGTTTTAAGAATTTTAAGAGATTTGTAGGTTTTAAACCCCTCTCTTTTTATTCCTCCAATAATTCCAAAGAACCCATCAGCAAATACTACTAGAGCTATTGCCAAATATTGTTCAAGATTTGATGCTGTAAGTTCCATAAAATAGGAACATATAAATGTTATAAATGTCAATGGGATCGCTATATAAAAGATTGATGTTTTCATTTTATTCTTAGAATATGTCTTTAGATTCAATTAAAGTATATGTAAAAGAATTACCGTAGAGACTTTTTGATTTATAAGCCAATTCCATTAATTGGTTAAAATCAGTTTCTTTTGAAATAACTTGACATCCAGCAGACCATTTGTCTATTTGAGTTGAACCATTTACTCGTGAACCTGCTTTATGTATATTAATTCCAAAAATACCTTCATGAATATTTTCTATTAACATATCGTATTTACCATCCTTATTATTATCTCTGTAGACTTTAATAGGGGTTTTTTGACATAGGGCCTCATACTTTCCTTGATGTTTTCTAATTGTATGAGAACTCCTATATTGTCCGGGAACTAAAATAGCTACACCATCTTTATTTATTAAATTTTCTTCCCAATATTTACCTGGGTCTGTAGTACATGGGAAACAGTGGAATTTTTCTTCTCCATCTACACTATAAGATATTGTAATACAATCGTCAAATTTATTTGTAACTTTACCGTGAGTTTCGGAGTTTCTAACCCCAACAATATTTAAGTTATAATTACCACCTTCGAACCATTTATATTCTTTTGATTCTAAGGCACATTTTATTTGTTCTCTTGTATAACAGCTCATATTATTTTTTATTACCAGTTCCTAGGGTCTAATTTCTTTTTAGCTTTCTTTAAAGCATCTGCTGCCTCTTTTAATCTTAAAGCTTCTGCTGCGTTATCTGCCTGCTTTTTTAATTCTGCGGCTGCGGCATCTCTTTGTCTTTGTAATTCTGCTGCTGCTTCATCTAATTTTCTTTGAGCTGCTTCAGCTTCTCTCTTCAATCTTTCAGCTTCTTTAGTTTTAAGTAACGCTGCTGCTGCATCAATTGCTTTATTGTTTGTTTCTACAATCGCATCATACGCTGGGTCTACATCAACTGTAACAGTTCCTTCAGTCTTTACACCTACAATAAGTGCTAAGTTTACTGAACCACCTATTGTAATTGGTTTACTATCCTTGTTCCAATCTGGTACTTGATAACCACCACCGATAGTTCCACCAACTTGTGCTCCTGCGGATACTGATGTGTTATTAGTTGCGGCAACTCCTAATGCTTCGTTTGTGTAGTATGTTTTTGTACCAGCACCTGCTTTAGCTCCAGCTATTGCACCACCTTCGAACCAACATCCATCTGTACCTACATTAGCTTCACCACCTGCCCAAGCATAAAGTTCTGCATATGCATATAATTCAACACCTGCGGCATTATCTCCATTCTGTATCTCTGCTTTCAAAGCAACTTCAGCTCTTAATTTTGCTTCCGCTACTGCTTCTATATATAGATTACCATCTCGGTAACCAACGCCATATTTTGCGGATGCATTAGCTTCTGCTTTCATTAAGGCTTCACCTCTTAGAACAGTACCGTTTGGGTCTGTCCACTCACCTTGAGCGTTTACATATATACCAGCACCGGCTCTATACTCTCCGTTTAGACTAGTGTCTGTATTATCCGTTCCACCCTCAGCATTAGCGTTAGCATCTGCGTTTAAACTAGGGTTGTAAGGTTGTGTTGTATTTTCACCGTTTGCCATAATCTTTATTTTTTAAAATTTATTTTATTCTTTTTTACTAAATATTTTTCCAACCTCAGCTATACCAAATGAACCTAATACAAGGTAAACAAAAGAATCATATATAAACTCATTAATTACTAAATCTTTCCCAAAGTACCCTGTAAGTAAATCTGCTACTGCAAATATTACCATTACAGCAAATGCTAAAAACCCAACTACGGATTTTTCGTTGTATTTATTATCATCATCAAATAAATTTTTAAATGCCATCCACTTATTTTTTAAATAATTTAACATAATAATAACATTTTTAAATAGAACAATATATTTGCTTATAAATATAAAAAAAAGAGACACTAATGTGTCTCTCTTAAAATTAATTATGTAACATCTCGTTAACCATCACAGGATAAGCAATTACTCATTCTAGACCCTAGATCACCCTTAATAACACTATCAGTTCTTAGATAGTAAAGTGTCTTAATTCCCAATTTCCACGATTCAAGGTGGACTTGATTAATCCATTTTGGAGAATCGTTTACATCAAATGATAAATTTAATGATTGGGTTTGGTCAATATAACGTTGACGAATAGCGGCCTGACGAACTAATTCTAATTGATTTATTTCAGGGAATGTTAAAAATAATTCCTTTTCTTCAGGTGTAAGGACATGATCAGGTAAACCTTGTGCCGACCCATCTTGTTCTAACATTATATCCCAATATTTATCTTTATCTTCACCTTTAGAAATCAAAATCTTTTGTAATTCTTTATTCTTTCTAATAAAAGTACCTTTAGCACCATTAAATGTGTAAATGTTTGCGGGTAAAGGTTCAATACCGGCACTAATACCACCTACAATTACTGAATTTGATACTGTTGGAGCTATTGCTAATAAGTGGGTATTTCTCATCCCTGTTCCTCTACACCATAAAGGTTCTCCATATTCTTGGGCTAAAGCCATAGATGCTTTTTCTGCTTTTTGTCTAATATCTGAAAATATATTATGTGTGTGAGCTGTAGATGCTATAGAATTAAATGGTAATCCTTTTTGTTGTAAAAACGAATGCCAACCCATTACACCTAAGCCCAAAGCACGACCTTTACGAGCATGATTATATGTTCTTTCTAGTGAACCCTTACCAGCTGATTTATCAATAAATTCTTGCATTACACCATCTAAAAACCAAGTAGCTAATTCAACAGCATCTGTGTCCTTCCATTCTTCGTATTTTGCTAAATTCATAGAAGATAAACAACAAATAAATGAATGTTCTTCATCTGTAAATAGTGTAATTTCGGAACAAATATTTGTCATAGATACTTCTAGATTATTTAATCTGTAAGCAATGGGGTTATCTTTATTAACATTATCCTTATACATTATATAAGGTTCACCTGTTTCCATTCTTGATTTTAAAACCGTAGCCCATCTATTCATAGCATCTGGGTCTCTTGCTTCTAGTTTTCTCATAAATGAATCACCTACAACAACACATTGATGTAAGTTAAGACATTGTCTGTTTGGATCGCCTTTAGGTCTACGAATTTGTAAAAATTCTTCAATGTCCCCATGTTCAATATCTAAATTAACAGATGCTGCTCCTCTTCTTACATTTCCCTGGTTAGTAGCAATAATGGATGAATCAAATATTTTAGCCCATGGTACTACACCTTCACTTTTACCGTTTCCAGTAATTCCTTCTCCACGTTCTCTAATGCGAGATAACGAAATACCTACACCACCACCGGATGCTGTTAACTTCATTAGTTCCGCGTTAGTTAAACCGATTCCACGTATTGAATCAGGTGTATCAACACCAAAACACGAAATAGGTAAACCTCTATCAGTTCCCATGTTTGATAAAACAGGAGATGCTAAACCTAACCAACCATTCCACATTATTTTGAAGAATTTATTTGCTAGTTCTGGTTTTTTTAGTCTCATAGCAGCAGCATTAGATACTCTTCTATAAGCTATTTTTACAGTTTCACCAGGGAGTAAATACCCTTTAGAAATGGTCGCTAGAGAAATTTCGTCCATCCATTCAGGATATTGTTTTCCTTTTTCCCAGTTACTGTAATCTACTTGTAATGCGTTATTTTCCATTATTTTCTTTTACGTTTTTTGGTTTTACGTTTTTTATTTTTGTATGTTTCTTTAATTATTAAAATTAATATATATGAATTGCCTATTAAGGAGAACGCACAAAGTAAAATTGATATTGTTGCTAGTATTGTTAATTCCATATTTTTAAAATAAACTGTTTGCGTCCCAATTTTGAACACCTTTACTATAATTTGTTACTCTGTTAGCAAAGAAATCGGTGTGTTGTTTTCCACCGGATAAGCTATCAAACCATTTCATTCTTTTTACTGCGTCTTTATCTATACCATTTACTATTGGTCCATATCCTAAATCACCCATTTTAGTATTTACTCTATGTTTAATAAAAGATACTAAATCATATTTTGGACATCCTTTTAAATCATCCATTTCATATACTTTATCAATAAAATCTAATTCTAATTTTAATGATAGCAAAGCTGCTTCTTCAATGTCTTTTTTTAATTCTGGTGTATTATACTCAGGTTTTTCATCCATTAAGGTTCTAAATAACCAACAACCCGCATCTGAGTGTAATGATTCATCTCTAATACTCCACTCTACAATTTGACCTACACCCTTAAGCTTATTATCTAATTTAAAGGATAATAAAACGGCAAACGATGAGAATAAATTAACACCCTCTGTAAATGCAGAAAATATAGCTAATGATTTAGCTCTTTCATGCCAATTTGCTTCACCATTATGAGAATCTCTAACTTCGGTTAATGCTGATATTTTAGCCATTGTAGCTTCATCTTCTAGAAATTCACTAAAATTATCTAACCCTAATTCTTCATTTAATAAAGAATATGCTTCAGCATGGATAGTTTCAAATGCACCAAAAGTTACAGCCATTTTAATTATTTCAGGCTTTCTAAACCAGCTAGTTACTAAATTAGTCCAGTAATCATTTACTACAGTTTCAGTTTGAGCAAATCCTTTTAAGATAGTACCAATAATATTTTTTTCAGACTCAGTAAGATTTTGTTTCCAATCATTAACATCACTCATCATAGGTACTTCTGTATGTAACCAGTGTGCTTGATGTTGTTTTAACCAATAATCAGATGCTTCTTGATATTCAAAGGGTTTGTAAACAATTCTTTCTTTTGTAATGTCTCTTTTCGCCATTTATGTGGTTTGTTAAAATTTGTAATTATTTTTTTTCAAAACTAAATATATCTTGTTTTACTTGGTCATAGGCAGCTGCCGCTTTTCTTTTTGTATGTGCGTCGACATCATCATAACTATTAGACCTTGTTTTAGGAGCAAAACTTTCTTCATCTCCACTTAGATCTGTATTGTAAGGAAAAACTTCAAAATGACCTGTAGCAGTATTTGCTGTTACAGAGAAGGTATGACCATCCATTCCATACCGGTTTTTCATAATATGTAATCTACCTGTACCTCCTACCTTATCTTCTTTTTTTCTGGATAAAGACATACAAAAATCAGTAATCATAATTTTATCATATGACCCTGCGGCTTTATCCCCTTCAATTATTTCGTCATTAGCTCCAGCACGGTTTACCTGTGAAACTGACCAAACAGGTATATCTAGTTGCTTAGCTAAACCTTTTGTACTAGTATAAATATCATCAATATCATCTTTTCTTTCTCGGTTTTTACGTCCTGATGAAAGTAAGTCAACATAATCAATAATAATCAAATCTGCCTTAATACCTAAACTTTCTACCTTTTTAATATGTGATTCTATAGTGGACATAGTAGCGCGCCCTGTTGGGAATTCTTTAATAACTAACTTACCAGGTAGTTGAGGGATTATTTCTTCTACTTTTTCCTTATTATTATGAAGTTCACGAACGTCTATTTTAGTAAAAAAGGCATCATATCTTTTACCAACATATGCTTCACCTAATTCTAAAGTATAATGTATTACGTTATATCCTAATCTTACCGCTCTACCACCAACAGATACTAATGACCACGATTTACCAGCTCCTGGACTACCAAATATAAGACCAAAATCTCCATTTCCCAGTCCACCTTGTAATAAATCATTGATCTTAGGCCAAGGTGTTGGTATAGTAATTCTAGATTCTTCTTTATATCTTTCTTCAATGTCTTTAACGTATTCATGTCCTAAGTTTTTATCTTGTCCTGCTTTTAAAGCACCATCAACTAAATACCTAATACCATCAAAATCGCCTGCTTTTAATAAATCCACAGACGACATTAAGGCCTTCTTCAATTGTTGGTTTTTACAAAAATTTGTAAATTCTTCTTGTACGTATTCTAAATCATCATCAGAAGAAACGTATGCCTGTTTTAGTTGATCTGTTAATGAAATTTTTAATACTTCATTATCTACCTTTTGTATTTCAACTTTTAAAACTTCTAATGAAGGTGTAGTATGGTATTTATCATAGTATTTTAATATTTCTTTAATAACCCATTTTTGAGATTGATTCTCAAAATATTCTTCAGATATTATATCATGAATATTTACTAAGAATTCCTTATGTGTTAACAATGAAGATAACACTTTAATTTGGAAATCGTGGCCGTATTGGTTTATACTATTTAATGTCATCTATAACCTTTTTATTTTATTATTTGTATGTTGGGAACATTTCGAATATATCTTTTAACCATGATTCTAAATTCCTAATCATCCCTCCTAATTTATCTTCATTATAAAATGAAATAAACATTTCAGGGTTAAAATCGGGTAAATCCTCTGTTATTAAACCATCAATATGTTCTTTACCTCTATCATCGATCATTGGTACGCTTAAATCCATTACTTTATAATTAGTTTCAATACGAGATCGTTCCTGAACTATGCGTGAATATACGACATGCTCTTTAAATTTCCTAGCAGAGATGTCGAAAATGTCCTCTAAAGTTAATTCATGGGTTTTTAGTTCTGGGAATCTTTTGAATATCCCCTTTGCACCTAACCCTTTAATCCCTTGAATATTATCTGAATTATCGCCTAATAGTGTTTTGTGTAAAATGAAATTATGTGGTAATAAACCAAATTTCTCTTCTACTACTTTTGGAGTATAATACTCTTTCTCCATTGGTCTATACACAATAATTTTATCAGTTACTAGTTGTAAGAAATCCTTATCACTAGATACAATAAAACAAGTTGAATCATGTTTTTCTACTAATTTTTCAGCTAATACTGCTATAATATCATCTGCTTCAACTTTATCAAGAATAGTGGTTTTAACAGGTAATAATTTTAAATACTGGATAATACGAACAATTTGATCAATTTTAGAATCATGTTCTTCTTCAATATTATCAAATGCCTCCCAATTAGTAATTCTAGACAAATTCCTTGTTCCTTTGTACTCGGAGAGCAGGTTCTTACGATTTACTGTGGAACCTGCTCCGTCGAATACTACATAAACAGAAGTTGGATTTGTTTGTCTAATCATGGCGCCTAAAGAGCGGAAAAAACCACCTAACCCTCCAATATGAACCCCATCGGGGTTAACCATATTCATCATGGCAAAATTTCTAAAAAATAGATTTAAACCATCTAATATTAGTACTCTATCGTGCCTATTTTGAGTAGGTGCGTCCTGGTCTTCTTGGATACCATCCAAGAGACTAAATAACTCTTTTTGCTTCATGATTTTTGTTTATAAGTCTTGTGTGTCGAACAAAACAGGTGTTACATCTTCTTGGTCTTCTACAATCTCGAATTTTCCTCCTCCTAAGATCTTAGCCCATTCTTCAGAATGTTCTTTCTTATAGGCATTCTTATCCTTATCAGTATCTTCAATAAAACCGTGGGTTGTCATAACAATTTTACCTCTTGACTGAATACCATTAACGTGATTTTTATCAATTTGTAAATTAGTACGTTTACCCCATTCTACTTGCTTACCACCTTTAATTGCCTTAATTTTAGATGTACCAGCATTTGAAACATTACCAAACGTAGCTACAAATGTTGCATCATACCACATAGCCATCCCACCTTTGTTCATCATCTTTGGTTGACCCATAGGTGATTCAGCTTTAGCAGTCCAAACTTTGTTAATAGCAATTAATGTGTTAGTGTAGGGTGCTGATTCTTTACGAGACATTACAATACTTTGGTTAACTGTATTACCAAATTGTGTTGACATTGCACCCGCATTCCATTCATTGTTATTCTTCAGTTTTTCAACTGACATAGCACAAGGAATTGATCCAATTGAATCCCAGAAAAATGCTAAATCATAGGGTAAGTTACCTTTTTTCTGCTCATTCTGTAAATCCATAATAAAGGCAGCTACATCTTCAATAGTGTGTAATGTTTCTCTATCAACATAAATAAAATTACCATCATAATCTGTAACCTCACCATCTTCATCCTTAATTAGATTAACTTGTAAGCCCATTTGAGCTGCATGTTCCCAATTCCATTTCATCTCTGTAATGATAAAAACAGGTAATATTCCCATTTTTTGAGCTTGGACTGCGGCTTCTAATAATGCTGTAGTTTTACCTGTATCAGAGTGACCTCTAAGTAATGTAATGTGTCCCATTGGTATACCAGGTACCCCAGCAATTTCTTGAAAAGCAGGTGATAAGGGTATCCATTTTTGTTCTTTAAATTTGACATTTTTATCTAAACCTTTAGATGATTTAAATTTATTTAAGTCAAATTTACTCTTAATCTCGGCAGACACTGCTGCCGAGAGAGATTTGGATATTTTTTTCGCCATATTTAGAAAGGTAGATCATCAGTTTTGTTATCACTTCCAAACATTGAATCAAAAGCATCTGCTTTATTTTTCTTTACTCCTTCAGAATTAGTATCTAAACTAAAATTTGATGTAGAAGGGGCTGCTGCCTTTTCAGTTGGAAATGCATTTTCACTTACATTATCTGATTCTGTTTCTTCTGGTGATAACCACTTTTCTAATGCTACTTTCATTTCATCAAATGAATATTTTTTAAACAATCCTTCTTTTGGGTTAGGTTGTTCACTTGTCCAAGATTCTACTTGAGACGGATCTTCACTTAATGGTGAAGTCTTTAATCTAACACGTACTGATGATTTATTATACGGAGTACCAGTTGATTCTGGTCCTACTGTTTCGATTGTAAGATCTCTACCACCTACAATATCTGTGTAATCCCCAATTTCATCATCAACCGCTAGTGCTAATAATTCTTCATATACTTGCTTACCAAATTGCCATAATCTAACACCTTTATCTTCTTCCCCACGTACTACTACAGGAACGAAAATACGGTTTTTAGCATCTAATTTTTTAGCTAGTAAATAATTTTCCTTGTTATACTCTTCACGTAGTTTCCCAGCGAATAGTGCAATTGGGTCTTTCTCACCAAAATTTGTTGGTGAAATCATTACCTTATTGGTAATACCATAATAGAACTTTAACTCAGTAAACGGGTTAGAAGGATCATACGCTGATGGTACAATTCTAATTTGTTGTTTACCAACTGTTGGTCTCCAAAAAATGGTTGTGTAATCGGTCTTTTGACCACCCTGTGGTTTTGATTGGAGGGTATCCAATTTCTGTTTTAGTGCATTTAAATCCATAATGTAACTTATTTTTAATTATAACTGTTTATATGTAACTGAATATACGAACTATATTTTGGGGAGCCAAATTATAGGTCAATTATTTTGTAAATTTTTGTATTTAATTGTTTTAACTCGTTATGTTGAGTAAGAAGAATGCAATTTCTGTAATGTTGCCAATCTACCTTAAATTTGGTATCTACTACCCCTCCATTTAATTGTTTAATGAGGCCATTAAGTGCATTAATAGTATATAAGGTGTTAGATTCCTTTTTACGATGTACTAAAATTGTTTGTTCTGGGATTGAATCCACATTTCCTTGGTCTACATTATAAGTTACAACATATTCATCTTTGCCCACTATTTCAAGGACAAACATTTTATTATATATAATGGTGTATTTACTTGTAATTTCTTCCAATAAAGAATCTAAATTCTCTAAATTAGTAAATGTACAAAACAGTTTATTATTCAAATCTCCTAAATTTTGTAATGATGTTATTACATCATAGTTCGTATTATACGTATTAGGATTATTCTGTAAAATTGTAGTCATAACCTTCTATTTCTTTAATGTTTAATTTATATTTTTTAAATACTTCTCTTAATTCATTTAAAACCTCTACTTCTGTATCATCTATATCAAATAAAAATGAATCATATGTATAAAGTACTAACTTTGTTTTGCAACCACGTAGTATAACACACATATCCCATAATATACAAACGTTCATTGACGTCTCCAAATTTTGTAGTATATAATTAAACAACTTTTGTGGGTTCATGTTATCTAATTTTTCCTTTTCGTATATGTACCCAGAAATTTTACATTCTATAAACCCGTCGCTCTCAAATTTACGCCATGTTTCTCCTACGTATTTTTCGATTCCTTGAAAGAATTCCAAGTGTCTATAATTCTCGAAAACACCTCCATAGAGCTGTTTGAAGGTAAGTTCTTTTGATTTTTTATAATCCACATTATT